GCTTCGATTATCTCATTGCTTTTAACGGCAATATCTTTCGTATTGCTTGTGATCTCTCTTTTTTCCAAGCAAATCACGGAGCGTACGGTATTGGTAGTGGGGGTCAACTTGCTCTTGGCTATCTGTATTCAATTGTCAAGCCTGATATGGACGTAGCCTACGCAAAGAGACACGCCCGTAAAGCCGTAGAGATTGCGTCGGTCCTTGACGCTAACACTGGTAAGCCTTTACAGTTGGTGGTACAGGAGAGGATGTAACTATGGATCTCAATACATACGATTATGTAGAACCAGAGTTCAAAAACGTTATAGCAACAGGTGAATACGCTGCACACTATTGGTTTGAGCAGGGGTGGAAGGCGTGTAGACTTGCTTTCCTATTACACGACAGGGCTAACAATGACAGCAACTGACCCAAAGGAACTATTACTTACTGCACTACGTGCAGGAGATGCTAAGCGTTCACGTTCTACACAGGTACAGATAGGCCCATCAGAGTTAGGTGGCTGTCGTCGTAAGGTCTGGTACAAACTCAACGATCAACCTGAAACCAATGAGAATGAGATGAAGTTAGCAGCAATTATGGGTACTGCTATCCACGCAGAGATTGAGCGAGCACTATCAGATAACCCAGATGTGATGATTGAAACTGAAGTTGAATACAACGGAATGAAAGCACACATTGACTGCTTCGTACCTGGTACTGGAGATGTCATTGACTGGAAGACAAGCAAGGTAAAAAACCTTGCATACTTCCCATCAACACAACAGCGTTGGCAGGTACAGACATACGGTTATCTATTAGCAAAGAATGGTCACGATGTAAAGCGTGTATCTTTAGTTGCTATTGCACGTGATGGTGATGAACGAGATGTCAAGGTACACACAGAAGATTATGATGAGACGGTTGCACTGCAAGCATTGAATTGGCTGGCAGCAATCAAGGGTGCAACAGAGGCACCAGATCCAGAACGCGATGCCAGTTACTGCAAGTTCTATTGCAAGTTCTACGATGCATCAGGTGAGATGGGATGCGTTGGTATAAAAAAAGAACATACGGCAGTCAGTGATGTACTCATTGATGATGCTGATATTGACAGGAATGCACTGTTGTATTTACAATTAGCAGTGCAGATTAAAGAGTTAGAAAAGCACCAAGATTCTTTGAAGACTTCTTTCGAGGGACTACTAGGTACAACACCTAGTGGAGTAGAAGTCAGTTGGACAACTGTTAAGGGACGTGAAAGTATTGACAGTGAAGAGGTAGAAAAACTACTTGGGTTCGTACCTAGGAAGTTTGGTAATGAATCACAGCGGTTACAAATCAAACAAACTGGAGGAAAGTAAATGGCAACAGAGGGTACAAAGTTCCAAATCAATTACAAGTTACACGACGGAACACTTATCAATCTTTATGCAGCAAGTGCATCAGAGTTAGAAGCAGGTCTGGCTGATCTTTCTATGAACGCTGCGAATATTCGTGCAACAGGTTCCGAACTAGCAGGTAAAGCAAATTATACACCAGCCCCAACAGTTGAATCAGTTGCTCAATCATTTAATGCATCACCAGTAGCAGAAGCACCACAGGTGGTGGAAGGACAGGCACCTACCTGTAAGCACGGCAATATGGCATACCGTAATGGTACTTCAGCACGAGGACCTTGGAGAGCGTGGATGTGTGCTGCACCAAAGGGTGCAGTAGATAAGTGTGACCCTATCTTCCTAAGATAATTAAGTGCGGGAACCTCGTGAGTACGAGAACCCGCTGTGTGCAGAGGTAAGTGGTGACTTTTGGTTTCCAGACACTCAAGCAGATATCAATGCTGTACAAGATGCAATAGCAGCAAAGAGTATTTGCCACAGATGTTCGCATAGAACAGAGTGTGCTGAGTGGGGTATCCGCAAGGAGTACTACGGAATATGGGGCGGTCTAACTCTTAGAGAACGTCAAGTGATCCGTCGCCAAAAGGGTATTAGAATTCATCAGAAGGAAGAGGATGCTTAATCTAAATCGAGCAGTGGCTGGTAGTCATACCAAGGCAAAGCCGTTGCCTGATGTATGGACTGGACTTGTTGGTCAGTCTATTAAGTTTAGACGTGGGCAAGTATGTATGGTTGCAGCAGCACCTAATGCTGGTAAGAGTATGTTTGCTCTTGTCTATGCTATCAGGGCTAAGGTTCCTACACTTTTCTTTTCTGCAGATACTGATACTGCAACAGTACTAATGCGATCTGCAGCGCAGATCTCAGGACATACACAGTTAACTGTTGAATCTAATATGGATTTCAAACAAGATTTCTACAGTGAACACCTATCTAAGATGTCACACATACAATGGGTATTCGATTCAAGTCCATCATTAGATGACATTGAGTTGGAGATTAAAGCCTACGTTGAACTGTATGGAATTGCACCAGAGTTAATTATCATTGATAACTTAATGAATGTTGCAGCCGAAACAGACAATGAATGGGCAGGGCTACGTGCAATTATGGTGGAGTTGCACGATATGGCACGCAAGACAGAGGCTTGTGTCTTAGTACTTCATCACGTGAGCGAGCAGAGTGAGTATGGTTCCCCAAGTATGCCACCTCCGCGACGAGCAATACACGGAAAGGTAAGTCAATTACCTGCGCTAATACTTACATTGGGTTATGACCCAGGACAGGGACCAGGTGGAGGTATGTTGCGTGTGGCTGCGGTGAAGAATCGCTTTGGTCCACACACAGCAGATGCCTCTAAATGGGCTACACTATTTGTTAACTTCGCAGCGTGCCAGATAGGAGATCAAGATGCACAAGGCAGAGCATACTTGCGTATCTAATGGCTAATCCCAATGGACGTAAAGGTTCTCAGTTTGAGACAGATGTAATGAAGTGGCTTCGCAAATGCGGAGTTATGGCAGAACGTTTGACCAAGGCTGGGGCAAAGGATGAGGGCGACATCGTTACTGTTATCGCAGGAGAAACCTACATTCTTGAACTCAAGAACAGGGCAACCCTATCGCTGCCTGAGTTCTGGAGAGAAGCAGAGGTTGAGGCGCTTAATTATGCTAATGCACGTGGTCTTGGGGAAGTACCATTGCACTACGTCATAGTTAAGCGTCGCAACGCTTCAATAGATCAGGCTTGGGTAATCCAAGACTTAACTCAATGGTTAAAGGAGAAGCAATGCTAGTTCCTGGTCCAGCACTAATAGAACTAACAGTCGTCAGTAATGCAGGCAAAAAACTTTATGCACTAGCAGAAGAAGAAGGATGGCCTTCTCATATTTTAACGCCATTGTATTTAGGAATAACACAAATCGAAGATGAAATGACAGGAGAATAAGAAATGCCAGTACCAGGTGGAGAGATCACAACAACAGAGATACTAGTACCAGAAGTTGTACCAATTGAAGAGCCAGAAGATGACGACTAAGATTGGGTTACCTGAAAATCGTAAACGATTAAAGGGTGCAGGTATAGAGCACGCTAGAAGTGCATCATTTGATGCAGGATACAACGCTGGTTTTGATGCAGGTGTTGAATACACGAAGAACCAAATAGCATTTGAAGCAGCAAAGGAAGAAGATGATAGTAAGACTGAGCAAGGATGAGGTACGAGTCTGTACTCAGTTGGCAACAGAGCGTTGGCTTGCTAAGTATGGATCTGTAGACAGACCTAACTATGCAGAAGGTAAAAAGAACGGTTACTTAGAGCACGAACTTCTTGCCAATGTGCGAGCCAACGTGTCTGAGTGGGCTGTTGCATCTGTAACTGATACTGCGTGGAACGTACCGTGGTATCCGAATGAACTACATCCTCGCCGTGCCAAGTTACCTGATGTTGGCACTAACTTTGAGGTACGTACTGTACGAACACGTGACTCTATTCCATTTTGGAGTAAAGACAACGGCAAGATACTAGTAGGAACAAAGATTCTTGATGAAGATTATTACTCACAGGTTGAAGTTTATGGTTACTGCAACCCTGAAGAGTATGCAAACACAACCTATAGAGACGAGACTATTGGTGGATGGCGTGTACCAGTAACTGAACTAAAGGAGTTCAAATGATCTGTGATAACTGTAGCAAAGCGGGCGAAGAGAATACTCTTACCCATTACAAGCGTGCTGGTAACTGGCACGAGAAGTGCAACGACAAGGGGTGTGTATGTCAACACAAGACTGGTCCAGGGTACGTAAAGCGGGCAGGTATAATGGTCCCGTTGATGCAAATACAATCCCCATAGGGTTGATTGTTACTCACTATGGCGGTGAGGTACGAGAGGGTAGGTCTGCATCTGTTAGGTGTTGCATCCATCCTGATAAAAGAAGAAGCGCTGTCATCAATACCTATGACAACTTGTTCTTCTGCCACACCTGCGGTAAGGGTGGTAATGCAGTAAACGTTGTAGGTATCATAGAGAATCTGGAGTTTAAGGATGCACTCGCACGAGCAATCGAGATCGTTGCTGGAAGCGGTCACTCACTACAGCAAAAACCTGGACGCAAAGGCAATAGAGTACCTAGAAGGACGTGGGATCTCTGAAGATATTGCCCAACAATTTTCACTGGGTGTGGTAACAGACCCAATCAATGGTCACGAAACCCACGCGGGCTGGCTTTCTGTGCCCTATCTGACCGCACTTGGTATGTGTGTGGGAGTAAAGTTTCGTAGGTTAGATGATGGCAAGCCTAAGTATGGTGCACCAGCAGGACAGAAGGGTCACCTCTATAACGTTGCTGACATCACCATTGATTCATCTGTTGTAGTTGTATGTGAAGGTGAGTTAGATGCAGTAGTTGTATCAGGTATCTTAAACATCCCAGCAGTAGGAGTACCAGGAGTGCAGGCTTGGAAGCCACACTTTAATAAGTTATTTACAGGCTATGACACCGTGTACATAGTCGGTGACAACGACATCAAAGAGGATGGCACTAATCCTGGTGCTGAGTTCTCTCGCCGTGTGTCACAAGAGGTAATGAACTCACGCATAGTATCATTGCCCGCATCAATGGACATCAATGATTACTACCTTGCCAATGGCAAAGAAGAATCGTTGAAATTATTTGGAGGTGTGTGATGTATGATGATGACCGAAAACGAGTGGGTCATAATGTTACAGACTTTGCAGCATATGGGCTTTCACATCTTGCAACAGGACAGAGCAACACAACTGATACTGATACGCCCACAGCCAACCCGTTAGTAGATCACGCTGCTGTTACTGGGTATCGTGCGATGGGTGTATCAACTGAGGACTTAACATCCTTCATTGAATCCTTTGCATCATTGCGTGCTCATCGTGTCAAGGGTGTAGGTCACGACCAATACTCACACGCAAAGGGTCAAAAGTTTGAGTCCTTTACTACCTCAGATACCATCAGAGAATTGATTGAAGAGTTAGCAGATGCCAGTAATTACATTGACTTCCTTGCTATCAAACTACTTAACAT